GGCGCGCGGCTTTTTCGGATCGAGGCAGTCACGGAGACCGACCCGAGCGGGCGGTATCTGTTGTGCTTCGCCAGCGAGGAGACCGGCGCATGAGCTATGCGGGTGCGATGGCCTTGCAGCAGTCGGTTTACGCGGCTCTGCTGGCGGATACGGCCGTCATGGATCTGTCCGGTGGCGCGATATTCGATGCGCTTCCTCCGGGGGCGGTGCCTGGGCTGTATGTCAGCCTGGGACCCGAGCGAGTACGCTTGAGCGCCGACAAGTCGGGCCGGGGCGCGTTGCATGACTTTTCGGTCCTTGTCTTGTCCGACGACGCTGGGTTCGGGACGGCAAAGGCGCTTGCGGTGGCGGTGTCGGATGCCCTGGACGAAGCGCCCCTCATGCTGTCGCGCGGTCGACTGGTCAGCCTCGATTTCAGGCGCGCGACGGCGCGGCGCACAGGCGATGCCCGCGAGATCGAGATGTGGTTCCGCGCACGGGTCGATCTTGGCCCGGTTTGAAAACTCAAACGGAAATCCTGAAAGCACTGGAGACAACTGATGCCGGCGCAAAGCGGTAAGGACCTTCTGATCAAGGTCGACATGGACGGTTCGGGCCTGTTCGAGACGATTGCGGGCCTGCGGGCCACGCGACTGACGTTCAATGCGGAAACGGTGGATGTCACGAACCTCGATTCCGCGGGCGGGTGGCGCGAGCTGCTCGCCGGGACCGGCGTCAAGTCGGCGGCGATCTCGGGTGCGGGCGTCTTTCGGGACGCGGCCACGGACGAGCGGGTGCGGGCGATCTTCTGGAACGCCGACACGCCGGACTTCCAGGTGGTCATCCCCGATTTCGGGATCGTCGAGGGTGCGTTTCAGATCACCGCTATCGACTACGCGGGCAATCACGACGGCGAGGCGACCTATGAGATGTCTCTGGCGTCCGCCGGTGCCCTGACCTTCACCGCGATCTGAGGCGCGTGATGGCAAATCCATGGGCTGGGGAGGTCGTGCTTCGTCTGGATGGCGAGCGGCATGTGGCGAAACTGACGCTCGGTGCGCTGGCCGAGCTCGAGGACCGGCTGGGCGCACAGAGCCTGAGCGAGTTGGTGGCGCGCTTCGAGGGCGATGCGGTGCGGGCGAGCGACGTGCTTGCGCTGGTGGTGGCGGGGCTGCGTGGCGGCGGCTGGTCGGGCGATGAGAAGGACCTAGTCACGGCCGAGATCGACGGCGGCGTGATCGAGGCCGCCCGTGTGGCGGCGCAGCTGTTGTCGCGCGCGTTCAGGGTGCCGGAATGAACCGGCATACCGGTTTCGACTGGGCCGCGATGATGCGGGCGGGCATCTCGGGGCTCGGCCTTCCGCCGGGTGAGTTCTGGCGGCTCAGCCCGTCTGAACTGCTTCTGATGCTGGGTGAAACGGGTCCGGCGCCGATGCACCGGTCCGCCTTCGAGGCGTTGGCGGCCCGGTTTCCGGATCTGCGAGAGACGTCATTCAAGGGGGATCAACCATGACGGGGCAGGACGAGGGTTTCGAGGGTCTGGACGCGGAGCTCGGCAACCTCGAGACGACGCTTTCGAGCGCCAGCGCCATGACGGCAGCCTTTCAGGCGGAGCTGCAATCGCTTCAAGGTACGATGATCTATACCGGCCGCGAGGCCGGGTCGATGAGCCGATCCATCGGCGGGGGCCTGCGGCGTGCCTTCGATGGTCTGGTCTTCGACGGGCTTCGTTTGTCTGACGCGTTGCGCACGGTCGCCACGAGCATGGTCGATGCCGCCTACAACACCGCGATGCGGCCGGTTCAGAACGCCCTCGGCGGCGCGATCGCGAATGGCGTCACCGGCCTTCTGTCCGGGATCTTGCCATTTCAGCACGGTGGCGCGTTCAGCCAGGGGCGGATCACGCCCTTCGCGCGCGGCGGTGTCGTGCAGGGGCCCAGCGTCTTTCCGATGCGCGGTGGCATCGGCCTGATGGGCGAGGCAGGACCCGAAGCGATCCTTCCCCTCGCTCGTGGTGCCGATGGTCGGCTCGGCGTTGCGAGCAGCGGCGGCGGCACCCCGGTCCATGTCACCATGAACATCACCACGCCAGATGTGCAGGGCTTCCGTCGCAGCCAAAGCCAGGTCGCCGCCGAAATGGGGCGCGCGCTGGCCCGTGGGCAACGCAATCGCTGAGAAGGACGAAGGCAGATGAGTTTTCACGACGTCCGGTTCCCGGTGAACTTGAGTCTCGGTTCAGTGGGCGGCCCGGAGAGGCGCACCGAGATCGTCACGCTCAGCAACGGATTCGAGGAGCGTAACACGCCATGGGCCCATTCCCGCCGCCGCTACGATGCGGGCGCGGGCATGCGGTCGCTGGACGATGTTGCCGTACTGGTCGCCTTCTTCGAGGCGCGTCGCGGGATGCTTCATGGTTTCAGGTGGAAAGACTGGGCCGATTTCAAGAGCTGCGCGCCGTCGCAGACCCCGTCCTTCACCGATCAGCGCATCGGCACGGGCGATGGTGAAACCACGTCCTTTCAGCTCACAAAAAGCTACGAGATGGGGAGCGCCGCTTATGTTCGGCCGATTTCCAAACCGGTTGGCGGCACTGTCCTGGCGGGAGTGGCCGGTGGCGAACTGACCGCCGGTACCCACTTCGACGTTGATGAAGCCACGGGTCTGGTGACATTCGTCGATCCCCCGGCATCCGGCGAAGAGGTGATGGCGGGTTTCGAATTCGACGTCCCGGTCCGGTTCGACACGGACGCCATTCGCACGTCGCTGTCGAGCTTCCAGGCGGGCGAAATCCCCGACGTTCCGGTCGTGGAGCTACGGCAATGAGTGTTGAGGCATTGGACGCGCACCTTGCCACCGGTGTGACGGGCGTGGCGCGGTGCTGGAGGCTCACGCGGAGGGACGGGGTGGTCCACGGGTTTACCGATCATGATCGCGATCTCGGTTTCGACGGAACGATCTTCCTCGCGGGCACGGGCCTGAGTGCGGCTGCGCTGAGCCAGAGCACAGGGCTGGCCGTGGACAATAGCGAGGCGGTCGGTGCCTTGTCGGATGTCTCGGTCACCGAGGCCGATATCGTGGCGGGCCGGTTCGACGGGGCGGAAGTCGAGGCGTGGCTGGTGGAGTGGGCCAACCCGGAGAACCGGGTCATGCAATTCCGCGGCAGCATCGGCGAGATTTCACGGTCGGGGGGGGGCGTTCACGGCCGAGCTTCGCGGCCTTGCCGAAGTGCTCAATGTCCCCATGGGGCGGGTCTATCAGCGCAGCTGCCCCGCCGTCCTCGGGGACGCGGCCTGTGGTGTGGATCTGACATTGCCGGACTACGCCTTCGACGTCGCCGTTTCGTCGGTCGCAGAGGGGCGCGTGTTCGTTTTCGAGGGCGTCCCGGCCTACGAGGCGCGGTGGTTCGAGCGCGGCGGATTGCGCATGCTCGATGGAAAGGCTTCGGGGCTTGCGGGCGCGATCAAGAGCGACAGGCCGCAGCACGACGGATCGCGCCGGATCGAGCTGTGGGACCGGCTGAGGGCGGAGGTTGAGCCAGGCAACATGGTTCGATTGACCGCCGGCTGTGACAAGCGCATGGAAACTTGCCGCCTGAAGTTCTCCAATATTCTGAATTTTCGGGGTTTTCCTGACATTCCCGGCGAGGACTGGCTGGTGGCGCATCCGACCCGGGTTTCCGCCCGTGACGGGGGCAGCAGAAGGTGAGCCGACCCCGTATCGACGTGGTGAACCTCGCGCGAGAGTGGATCGGAACGCCTTATGTGCATCAGGCGCGTTGCCGGGGTGTCGGCTGCGACTGTCTGGGGCTGGTGCTGGGCATCTGGAGCGATCTTTTCGGCGGGCTTCCGGAGCCCCCACCACCGTATACGCAAGACTGGTCCGAGGCCGGGGGCTGCGAGCATCTATGGCGCGCGGCTGAGCGGCACCTCATCCCCAAACCCCTGTCGGGGTTAGAGGTCGGTGACGTTCTGCTTTTCCGCATGCGGCGTGGGGCCGTGGCCAAGCATCTCGGCATCCAGTCGGCCATCGGCGCGGAGGCCTGTTTCATACACGCCTATTCCGGGCGTGGTGTCGTCGAGAGCCGCCTCGACGGCCACTGGGCGCGCCGTATCGTGGCGCGTTTCGAATTCCCGAAAGGACCCTAGGACATGGCCACACTCCTTCTGTCGGCTGCGGGCGCTGCGCTCGGGGCTGCGTCCGGCGTTTCGGCATTCGGCCTATCGGGAATGGTGCTGGGCCGGGCTGTCGGCGCGACGATTGGTCGGGCCATCGACCAGCGGTTGCTTTCATCAGGATCCGAACCGGTGGAGCACGGCCGTGTGGATCGTTTCCGCTTTACCGGGGCGGGCGAGGGAGCACCGATCGCACGCCTCTTCGGCCGCATGCGCATCGGCGGTCAGGTCATCTGGGCGACACGTTTCGTCGAGACTGCGACGACGACCGGGGGTGGCAAGGGTGCGCCTTCGCGGCCGCGGACAACCACCTATTCCTATTCCGTCAGCCTCGCCGTTGCGCTGTGCGAGGGGGAGATCTCTCGGGTGGGGCGCATCTGGGCGGACGGGGTTGAGATGGACCTCCAGTCCGTGACGCTGCAGGTCCATCGCGGCGACGAAAGCCAGATGCCCGATCCCCTCATGGAGGCCGTGGAAGGCGCCGGCCGCGTGCCTGCCTATCGCGGCCTGGCCTACGTGGTATTCGAGGATCTGGACCTCGGACCCTTCGGCAACCGCGTGCCGCAATTCTCCTTCGAGGTCGTGCGGCCCGCGCGACCAGCCGACACCGCGGACCTTGTGCCGGCACCCGCGGAGTTGCTCAGGGCGGTGGCCATGATCCCGGGCACTGGCGAATACGCGCTTTCCACGACGCCGGTCCATTACGCTGGCGCGCTGGGCGCGTCGGGTGCCGCGAATGTCAGCGCAGAGGGCGGGCTTCCGGATTTCGCGCAATCGCTTGAAACACTTTGCGAAACACTGCCCAACCTGACCTCGGTCTCGCTGATCTATTGCTGGTTCGGCGATGATCTGCGCGCCGGCCATTGCCGCGTCAAGCCCAAGGTCGAAGCCAATGGCCGGGAGGGCGTTGGACAGCCCTGGACCATTGGTGGCCTTCCGCGGTCCGCGGTCGAGGAAATCGCGCGCGACGAGGAGGGCCGTCCGGTCTATGGCGGAACACCCTGCGACGCGGGTGTGATCGAGGCGATCCGGGCGATCAAGAACAAGGGCGTCGAGGTGATGTTTTATCCTCTGATGCTCATGGAGATCCTCGCAGGGAACGGGTTGCCCGGCCCATGGGGCGGTGCGGAGCAGGCGGCTTTCCCCTGGCGCGGGCGTGTGACGGGCGAGATTGCGCCGGGCCTGCCGGGCAGTGCGGACGGCACGCAAGGGAACGGGGCCGACTGCCAAGCGTTTTTCGGCAGCGTGACGGCAGCGGATTTCAACGTCTCGGATGGCGCGGTTCAGTATACCGGCGCGCCGGAATGGAGTTACTCGCGTTACATCTTGCATTCCGCCGCGGTGTGCGCCGCCGCCGGTGGCGTGGACGCCTTCTGCATCGGCACCGAGATGCGCGGCATGACGCAGATGCGCGACGCGGATGGCTATCCTGCGGTCGCACGGTTGGTGGCGCTGGCCGCCGAGGTTCGGCAGCTCTTGCCCGATGCCGAGCTGACCTATGCCGCCGACTGGTCGGAATATTTTGGGCACCAGCCGCAGGACGGGTCCGGCGATGTGGTCTTCCATCTCGATCCGCTCTGGTCCGACGACAACATCGATTTCATCGGGATCGACAATTACATGCCGCTCTCCGACTGGCGGGATGGTGCGGAGCATGCCGACGCCGAGTGGCCCGCCATCCACGATCTGGGTTATCTCAAGGCCAATATCGAGGGTGGCGAGGGCTGGGATTGGTTTTATCCGAGCGACGCGGCGCGCGAGGCGCAGCAGCGGGAGCCGATCACCGACGGACAGGGCGGCACGCCATGGATCTACCGCTACAAGGCGTTGCGGGACTGGTGGTCGAACCTCCATACCGACCGGATCGATCCGGCCCGTCGTTCCGTTCTGTCGGGCGGGGAGAGCCCTGCGGCATGGCTACCGCAGCTGGCCGCTTTGGTCAGCCCGGTTGCGGAGATGGTGGGGGTCTACGGCGCTCCGGTTTCGGTGGCGGGGGTGCCGACCCGTGGCAGGCTATAGAGACCGGTACCGCCTTTCCGGCCGAAGCCGATCGGGATCATGAGCTACGCCTGACGTTGAAGGCTGGCACCTCTGGCGGTTTCCGCGCACGGGTCCTTGCCGATGGGGTCCCGGTCGTCGAGGTGATCGCGGACTGCGATATCGCATCGCCCATCGTCACGACCTTTCTCGGAGCCAGCGCCTACGGAATGGTAATCGAAGCGGCAGAGGGTGGCGCCTTGGTCGTCCGCCTGGTGTTTTCGCTTCCCGTGGAGGCGGGGATCAGCTTGTCTGTCGGTCCCGGTGCCTGCGCGCCGGGGCAGGACGTCGTCGTCTTCGGCGCAGCCGTGATTCCGTGGCCCTATCCGAACACCGAATGGCTGCCGCAGTCCAAGCCGATCCGCTTTACCGAGTTCGGGTGTCCTGCCATCGACAAGGGCACCAACGAGCCCAACACTTTCCTCGACCCCAAGAGCGCCGAGAGCCGCGTGCCGCAATTTTCGACCGGTCGCCGCGACGACGTGATCCAGGCGCAGTACCTGCGGGCGGTCCTGGATTACTGGTCCGACCCCGGTCTCAACCCGGTCTCCCACGCCTATGGCGGTCCCATGGTCGATGTGGCGCGCGCTCATGCCTGGGCGTGGGACGCGCGCCCGTGGCCAGCCTTTCCCAACGATATAGAGCGTTGGTCGGATGGCGCCAACTGGCAGAAGGGACATTGGCTGACGGGTCGGCTGGATGCCGCGCCGCTCGATCTGGTCGTGGCGGAGATCTGCGAGAGGGCGGGGCTGCGCGACTACGACGTGTCGCGACTGCATGGGTTGGTTCGTGGGTATGTCACCGCGCAGACGGATACGGCGCGCGCCGCACTCCAGCCCTTGATGATCGCACATGGTTTCGGCGCGGTGGAGAAGAACGGGCGACTTGAATTCGCGCCGCTGCCGCGCAAGCCGCAGGCGGAGGTCAGCGACGCCCTGACAGCGCTCGACGAAAGCGACAGGGGCGGCATCAGCCACGTGCGCGCGGCTGAGGCCGAGACACTTGGCCGTCTCAGGGTCAGCTACACCGACGGTGAGGCGAGCTACGACGACCGGGTGGCGGAGACGGTGCTGCCGGGTGAGCAGTCCGATCTCGTGACGGATATCGGGCTGCCGATGGCGCTGATCCCGTCCGAGGCGTTGGGGATCGCCGAGCGTCGTCTTGCTGAGGCCCGGGTTGCCCGTGACGCGGTGAGCTTTTCCCTGCCGCCGTCGTCGCGCGCGCTTGGAGCGGGGGCGATGATCAGCCTGCCCGACGGGTCCACATGGCGGATCGACCATGTCCTGGAACGCGGCGCGCGCGACCTGCAGGCCGTGCGGGTCGAGCCGAGCACGGCGGAACCCTCCGACATCGCATCGGAGCCTGCGGTGGTGGCGCCCTTCCTGCCGCCTTTGCCCGTCTCCCCCATCTTCATGGATCTGCCGCTTCTGACCGGTGAGGAGGTGCCGCACGCGCCGCATGTCGCGGTGGCGGGGACGCCCTGGCCCGGCTCCGTCGCGGTCTACAAGGCGCCCGGCCCGGACGGATACACGCTCAACCGGATAATCGAGCGCGGTGCAATGGCCGGAACGCTGGTCACGCCGCTGCCGGCCGCACCCGCCGGGTTGTGGGATCGGGGGGCGCCGGTGCGGGTCCGGATCGCCACGGGATTGCTGTCCTCGGCCGAGCTGGGGGCGGTGCTCAACGGTGCCAATGTCGCCGCAATCGGGCCGGGGGATGGTTCGGGCTGGGAAGTGCTGCAATTCGGCCGCGCCGAGCTGGTGGCCGAAGAACAGTGGGACATCTCGATGCGGCTGCGGGGACAGGCCGGCAGCGATGCCGACATGCCCGAGGTCTGGCCGGAGGGGAGCCTCTTCGTGCTGCTCGACGGTTCGGTCACGCAAGTCGACCTGCCCGCTTCGGCGCGCGGGTTGGCGCGGCACTGGCGTGTCGGGCCCGCGCGGCGTGCGCTGGACGATCCGAGCTATGTCGAGCGTGTGCTGGCCTTCGACGGCATCGGGTTGAGGCCGCTTCGGCCCGTGCATCTCAATGCGATACCGATGGGGCCAGACCTGGCATTCAGCTGGATAAGGCGCTCGCGTATCGATGCCGACAGCTGGGCGGGGCAGGATGTGCCCCTCGGCGAAGCTGTCGAGCGATACCACCTGCGTATCGTCGATGCGACACGCCTGAGACGGGAGGTCTACACGGCCGAGCCCGCCTTCCGCTACGCCGCGGCCGAGCGGGTCGCCGACGGCACCCAATTCCCCTTCACAATCGAAGTCGCCCAGGTCTCCGACCGTTTCGGGCCCGGACCTTATGCAAGGATGGACATCCATGACTGAGACCGCGAACCTCGCCTTGCCGCTCTTGCAGCCTGCTCAGGCGCAGAAACATGTTACCGTCAACGAGGCGCTGGCGCGGCTCGACAGCCTGGCGCAGATAACGCTGGCTTCGGTCAGCAGGACCGTGCCGCCTGTCAACCCGACCGAGGGCGCGGCCTATGGCGTGCCGCCGGGCGCCGAGAGCGCATGGGCAGGACAGGCCGGCCATGTGGCCATCGTCATCGGTGGGGGCTGGGTCTTCGTTCCGGCACGGCGCGGGTGGCGCGCCATGATGCTGGACACCGGTCAGCCGGCGCTCTTCGATGGAACGGACTGGCGCGTCGGAGCGGCGACACTGACTCCGGGTGACGCGTCGCTGACCATACGGTCGGTCGAGGCCGACGTGGTGTTGTCGGGAGGCGCAAACGTGGTCACGCCGCTGGTCTTTCCGGCGCGCTCGATCGCGCTCGGCGTCACGGGGCGCGTCACGGCGGAGATCATCGGCACCGCGACCGCCTGGCAGATCGGGGTGGACGGCGACAGCGCACGCTACGGAACGGGTCTTGGGCCGAGCCTCAATTCCTGGCTGAACGGGCCGGCGGCGCCGGTGGTCTACTGGGATCCCACGGCGCTTGTCGTGACAGGAGTGGGCGGTGACTTCGCTGGTGGTGCGGTCCGCCTCGTAGCCCACTACGTGGCGCTGTCACCACCCGTGGCTGTCTAGGGCGGTCGTGTCCCACCGTGCGGTGCAGGACCGCCGACCCTCGGAGAGGTCATGGCTTGATCAGGTGGCCACGGCGGGCGGCCTGACGGTGGGATTGTCGGTCACGCGGGCGAGCATGCAGCGCCGCGCCACGGCCCATTCATCGTTGGTCTCGAGTCGAGCATGAGCGCGC